AGTTGAAAGAACTAAGATTCTTTCTGCATCAATCAGAGATGTAAAAAGTGTATCTCAATCTTTTGCAAACGGTGCTGACATTGTTACCATACCACCAACTGTATTAGATAAGATGTATAATCATGTATTAACTGACAAAGGATTACTTCAGTTTGATAAAGACTGGAGTGAAGTTCAACACATGATCGGAGGATAAATGAAACTACCAGACATTACACAAAAATGGTTTGACAAGGTAACTGAATGGGATAGAAACCTTGCGAAGAAGTTTCAAAACAAATTTAACCTAACTGATTATCAAATGCTTTGTATCGCATTTGCAAAAGGATTCGTCATAGGAGCAATTCTTTTATGAATAATTTTACAGTTTATTCTAAAGAGGGTTGCCCTTATTGCACAAAGGTGGTACAAGTATTACAGTTGGCAAATCTAAATCATGTAGTTTACAAACTCGGAGAGCACTTTGAAAGAACTGCTTTTTATGAACAATTTGGGAATGGGTCTACCTTTCCTCAAGTTGTAATAGACGGAACCAATCTTGGTGGTTGTACAAACACCATCAAATATCTTAAAGAACACAAACTAGTATAATGAAACCAGAAGCTGATTTTGACACCGTATACGAAATGATAGAGCATGCTATAGAGTATGCCTTTGAGGGTAGGATGCAACTTAAATTTTATGAGTTTCTTAAATATCGTAAGACAAAGAAGGTAGAGGTGGATTGCTTTCTCAATAGTTCTACCGCTAAAGAATTATCAGATCAAGTGTTAGAGTTGGAAAGTTATATTAAAGGTGGTGATAAACTTTTAAAAGAAGCATATGGTCACATACCTAAACCCAAAGCAAGAAAAATAAAAACTTATTTACACGGTATACTTGAAGACGCATGGAGGTATAGTAATGACCGAAAACCCGGAAGGAAAAAAAACACTTCTAAATAAAAACAAACCCGAAATTAATCGGGGTGTAGAATTATTATTAAGAAACAGGAGGGAAAAACCAGACTCTAAAAAGTTCCAGTTAAAGTTTTCTCTCTTCCGTAGAGAATTTACTTTATCTTTCGATATCAAAAAAAAATAAAACTCTCTGGGGGCAACATGGATTCAATAATAGTGGTAACTATGACATTAACGACTGTAACGTCGTTACTTGCATTATTAGTAGGAGGTGTGATAGGATGGATAGCAAAACAACATTCTTACGAAACTAATTACACCGGTGCATACAATCATCCAGAGATGTATGATGAGAATGGGAACTTAGTTCCTGACGAAATATTAGCTGTAAGGTTTGAAAATTATGACAACAACGAAGACAACGAAGAAGACTGAATGGCAGGTGGAAAAACTTCCACCAAATCCTTTTATGTCTGAAATATTAGAATTAGTACACAAACAAAGATCAAAGGCAAAGAAGATTGAAGTTCTTAAGCATTATAGAGATGATGCATTGACCGCACTTCTTATATGGAACTTTGATCCTAGTGTAGTATCTGCGTTACCTGATGGTGATGTTCCATATAAACCAAATGATGTTCCAGAGGGAACAGATCATACTTCACTGAGAAGAGAGTGGAAGAATCTCTTTCATTTTATTAAAGGTGGTAATGATGGATTAAATGGTCTTCGTAGAGAATCTATGTTTGTACAGATGCTTGAAGGTCTTCATCCTAGAGAGGCAGATCTAATTTGTCTTGTAAAGGATAAAAGACTTACTGATAAGTATAAAGTTACTCTTGAACAAGTGAAAGAGGCTTATCCTGACATTGTATGGGGTGATCGTTCATGACAACGAAAACTGAAGAGAAGAAACAAGAACTAGAAAGAAACGCTAAGTTTGATCCTAATGATTATTCTTGTGAGATTCTTTTAGAAAAAACAACAATGGATAAAGCAAAAGATCCTAAGTTTCCTAGTGATGCTTTTTATGTTTATTACACTAAAGATGATAAAGAACTTTTAGATGTAACTCGTTCTTCTAAAATGGTTAACGTTTTTAATTTATATTATGATCGTTATGGTAAGAACGCTGTTCAAAAGATTGAGTATGGTCATGGAGCAGTGAATCCTAATATGTGGGGATATCAAACAAAGGAAAAAAAGGGAAGGAAAAAAAGATGAAAGATGAAGAACTCAGACAACAGATAAATGAACTCATTAAAGACGAGATTCAAGATGTAATTAATGATTATGTTGATGAAAAAGAAGAGAGTGAGAAAAGTGGTTTGGGTTTTGTTGGTAAAGAAGATGATCAATTAAAAATTAACGTAAGTAATGATGAAGTTGATAAACTTATTAAGGAATATAAAAAGATAAAGAAGAATCAAAAGTCTAATTTTTCACAGATAAAAAGACTTGGTTTAGTTGACAAACATGGGAATCAATTAAATGTTAAGCACTAATTACCGCAATCGAATAGTAGATATTTGTTGTAGAATAATGTCAACAGATGGTAAAGTGGATTTAGATGATAGAATTTGGATGAATAAATTATGTGAACACAATCTACAAGCAAAAGATCTTCGGAA